ATTAACAACGGTAAGCCGACTTCTTCGGATATGCCAGTTGTTAAGGCATTCTCCAACAATGAATTTGATTCTCTTGATTTGAGCAATTCAAACATTGAGAAGGCTTACTCCGCTTTCCGTGAGGAACAACTCGAAGCACTTGCTTACGATAACCTCCGAAAGTCCTTTGAGTCCCGATTTAAGTCGGAACGCTCAAACCGTGAGAATGTTCTTGCAAAGTCACAATATGACGCAGCAAGTGAGATTTCTTCCCTTAAACAAGAATTTACTCAACTGCGAAAGTCTTTGACCGCCGAGAAGGATTCAATCATTAAGGCACAAGCAGAAGCAACCGTAACCCTTCCATCATTAGATGACCTTGCAGAAATGGAATGGTCGGATATTCATAAGATGGTAAATAACATTTGAGGTGATTTGAATGACAGGATATATAAACACAATACGAGATTTAGAAGCACAAACATACGGAATTAACAACCTACCTGCTGGTAATGCTTTATTAAAGCAAGCCGGTTCAATTGGTGGTATTCATACTGGACACGACGGTTCTCCGTCATTCTCCGGTTCAGCCGTTGGTGATGTTTCAGCACTATACAATATCGTTTATGGACAAAAGGTTTGGTCTATGCTAAACCGAGAAGTGAACGCACTATCAATGATTGCAAAGCGACCTTATTCTTCCAGTGGATGGCGAGTTCTTAAGAGCCGACCTGCTGGTGGAAGTGGAAACTTATTCACTGTTGATGCAAGCGGAACAGAAAACCTTGCTGAATTAGGTTCCGATTCTCCAAGAGCAGATATGATTGGTGGTGTTCCAGAAAATGCCGCACTTTCAACTGCACAAGATGGATTAGGCCCAATTGCTCCAACTTACGCTCAATTAAACATGAGTCCAAAGGTTGTTGCACATCAATTCGATTTCAGCGAACTTGCTATGGAAATGGCACAGATTGATGATGGAATTGGCGATATTCGAGCGCAAATGCGTGAAGATATGGGTAAGCACCACGCAGAAGTTCAAAACAAGATGCTTGTTATGCCTTTGGAACATTACGGTGAAGTTGCCGCTATGCCTAACATTGGTAACAACTATTCATCATTGTTGAAGGTTATCACATCAAGAGCAGAATTGCTTCTAATTGATGGTGGAGTTCTTGCTACTGATACAACCTCCGCTTCTAACGCATTAGGTAAGATTTACGGAAGTGAGCGATTTACTGCCGATTCTTTCCTTGATGCAGAAGTTGACTTTGGTACTGATTATACTGCTGGAAATGTTCGCTCTTTGACGCTAACTCTCCTAAACAATATGGTTCGCAACCTACGACTTGCTGGTGGTTCACCAAAGGTTATTCTAACCGGATATGATACCATTCAAGCACTTGCTGACCTATTGCAAAGCCAAGAGCGATTCATGGACCGAAAGGAAATTGTTCCTACGGTTAATGGTGTTCGTGGAACAAAGGGCGCAGAAGTTGGATTCCGTGTGGCAACATACTACGATATTCCATTGATTCCAGTTAAGGATATGACCTCAACTGGTGCGGCTTCAACCAAACTAAGTGATATGCTTTTCCTTGATACAGACCATTTGTGGCTATCTGTTATGAAACCAACTCAATACTTTGAGGATGGTATCGCAAACGGAAACCCATTCGGTGTTGGAACATTGGGCAATCGTGCTCTTTACCGAACTATTGGTGAAGTTGGTTGTTCTTTCTTCAAGGGTCAAGGAAAGATAACAAACATACAATGAGGTGATTTATTATGGCAAAGACACAAGTAATATTAGGCGAGATGAATTTAGAAGGCAACCGAAAGATGGCCTTTGGAACGATAACAGAAGATGCGGCAACAACCGAGTTAATTTTAACTGGTTGGTCAACCGTTGAAATTATGACTACTAGCCCTATGGGTAATGGAGTTAGAGCGGCAAATGCAGCAACTCATTCAATTGATGAAGTATTCCCCGTTAATGCAGTTGGCACAGCAGACCATGTGACACTTACATTGGATATTGTTTCCGATGAAGTGTTAAGTTGGATTTGTATTGGACAGTGAGGTGTTTTAATTGACAAACACTGTATCAATCGTGGCTGACCATTTGGGTAATCAAAGGCCATTTGTTAATGGACACCTTTACACGGCCATTGGTGATGTTTCAGTATCAAACTATCGTGCAGGAACAACAAGTTCAGACCCATCGGGATATGATGCGGCAACAGACGAAACAATTACAAGAGATGATGCTGGCGGTTCTTTCTTAACCGATGGATATGCAGTAGGTGATTATATCACTATTGTTGGTTCAGCAAGTGCGAATGATGCACACTTAATACAGATTAAGACATTATCTGCTACTGTTATCACAACAGAAGCCGATACTGCCTTAAGTGCAGATACCGGCGGCGGCGATGAAGTTATTGTTCATGCAGGAGAAAAGATTCTGGCTTCTTCTTTCGGATTAAAAAGCATAACAAGTGTTGAACTTCTTTCACAAGAAAACCTTCGACAAAGATATGTTTTATCAAAGCCAAGAGATAACGGTACTTTCTTTTACCTTTACGCTTTTAATACCAACGCTGACAACAATAGCACCTTATTGGCCGCTTCTCTTGTTGGTGGCGGTGATATAGCCGGTGGAACTACTGTTCTTGGTGAAATGCGCTTAAAGGTCACAGGAACCGTTTGAGGTGAATTGAATGGTAAGTGTTCGATTAAGTGATAATTCATCAGTTCGTCGGCTTTACATCAATCCAAAGCAAGAGATTACAAGGGAAGAAGGAGTAGCCGTTCCGCTAAAATGGGCGGCTACTCGTCTTTCTGACCGTAATCTTTTCTTTGTTTTTAGCGAAGAAGATAGAGAAGATTTACTAGACCTCAATGAAAGGTTTTTAGGAATTTTTGCTAATGAAATGCAAAGGAAGTCTTTGACAAGTAAAGAATTGCTTGAAGAACTTCTTCCTAAGCCAGAAGTAAAACCTAAAAAGGCGATTCTCCCAAAGATGCCTCTTAAGAAAACAAAGGCTGTTTCTAAGTCTAAGTCTTCTTTAAAGAAGTGATTAGACCGACACATTAAATAGGCAGGGCAATCCTGCTCTAAATAGCGAAGGTGATTCAATGGTAGCAGGTTGCAGAAGTAGTGGTGTTTTAACCGAAGATAAATTAATTGTAACAGGTCAAGTAAAATTGATTAGCATTCACGCAACAGAAGTTGCTGGTAATGCGGCTGTTATTAAAGTATTTGATAATACTGCTGCTAGTGGTAAAGAATTAGCAAGACTTACTTTAGCAGGTAATCAAACGGTTGAATTTGATATGCATGGTGTTTTAGCCATGAATGGACTATTCTTTAAAGAAGTATCTGGTGCAGTTGCAGTTTCCGTAGAATACGCTTGAGGTGATTTAATGGCGGCATTAAACAACGATACTCGATTGGTTATGACAATTTTATTTGTCGGGACTGTTAGCGGTGCTAATGTTTATTTTTACTCGGCTTTTGGGCTTAACTTCCCATATGGGGCTTTAGCACATTCTGTCCTATTTGGTTTAATTACCGTAGGTGGAATCATGGTTATGAAAGCACTATTCGACTTATCTCTCAATGATAAAATTGAAATACGCTTATTGGATAGGCAGATTGAAGCACACTTTCAGCGTGTAGCAAGAGAACAACAAATTAGACAGAAACTTCGTGAGAGTATGAAACAATACGGAGTTAATAAAAGGGAAGCATGGAATAACACTTTCCCTTCCGAAACCCCAACTGCTTCATTTGAAGAAAGCCAAATTCCAAACGAATTTTTGGCGACTATTCAACAATGAGGTGATTAAATGGTTTTAGGCGACTTAATGGGATTCAGTGAGTCCGATTACGCTTACAATCAAAGTAGGGCGCATTCTGCTGATATGTTCTTTGTGAAGATGAGGTTTTGGTTTTGGGGCAGTTGTTCCACTCTATTCTTTTTCTTGGTAGGTAATATCTTAGGCGTTGTTTTAGAAATTAGTATAATGGGTTGGCTCATAGATGGAGTTAAGTCTTTGGTTGGAGGTCATTAAATGTCAGTAATGGCGGGCTTCGCTATATTGATTACAGAAGCAGTTGTTTCTTTTTATAAGAAAGTTCATGCAATTAACTTTGGAGTCTATGGAGCAACAATGGTAGGTAAAACAACATTAAGCCACCAGTTAAGAACAAGAGGCGAAGTACAACAAATAAACAAAAGAACTGTTGGTATGGAAAGAGCCTCTAGAAAAGTAATTAAATTTGATGGAGATTCACACACATTAAAGAGTGCTGATATTGGCGGAGAAGCGATGTATTGGAAAGAATGGGTTAAAGATATGAAAACTCGTAAAGTAAGATACATTATATTTATGATAGACCACAGACATTTAGATTCAAATTCAAATTTAGACCACCAATTGGCATGGAAGTTTTTAGTTGATACTATTATGTCAAACACATGGCCCAACGGTAAAAAAAAGAAAGAGGTTGATTATCCTATGGCAGTTAGTATTTGGGCAAACAAATACGATATTTGGGGAGAAAAATACCCGCTACGAGAAGGACAATCAATTGACAAACATGATATTTATGAACCATTTAAATACGGAATGCGACAATTAAATGATAAAGGAATACCTACATTTAAATATATTGTTTCTGCTAAGTCCGACCCCGAAATGGTTTATAAAGGAATTACTACACTGATAAAGGACTACTGATATTATGTACCAACAGCCAAATTTGATAAATAGCCCCCAAGCAAAGAACGCTTTCTTACCAAAACTGCAACAGTTTAGAGCCGCTGGTTCTATGGAAGAATTTACTTTTGTTTCTTTAAAACCAAAAAAACAATTAAAAGAAATCAAAAAGGTTCTTTTACCAGAAAAGAAAAAGTTTATTTTTAAATACGGATATAAATTTAATCTTAAAGATAGATGTGTTGTTTGTGGAATGCACCACACTTGGGAAGCAACTGATTATTTGCGCCCTCCAATACCTTTGGATAATGTCACCAAAGGAAGACCATTAAGAGGAACTTATTGTCAAAAACACGCAGGTATTCATAAACAAATGGAGATGCTACAACAACAAATTTTAGCAGATGAACATGGCTTAGACTTTAAAGCATTTATACCAAAGGCTAAAGTCCCACAATTGTTTAATAGTAGCCCAATAACTACTTTATCAAAGAAGGATATTCTTTCCTTGACCTCAACCGGATGGCTTATAACTCCGCCCGTAGTCAAGGATAACGAGGGTGAGAAGGCAGAAGTGATTCGCCTTATTGCTGAAATTGAGATAAATACATCAAGATTAAATTCAATCATATTAAAAGACAGAAAAGGTGAATAACATGGGAGTATTTGGAACAAGTAACGGAGCAGTAATGGGTGCGGTAAATGCACAAAATGATACACAATTTAAGACAGTAAATAATTTACTTTCTTTACAAGATAATCATGTTGAAGAATTTTTTCAATATCATGGTGAACAATTTTTATCTACCTTTGAAAAGTTAATGGAAGATGTAGTTGAAAGAGTAGTAAGTCAAATGCTTGCTAAGTTATCTTTTACAACTACTGGTACAAAGATGGCGATTGATGCTGATGCTATGCGTGAGTATGAAAGAATTACTCAAGAGAACATTGACTTAGATATTCAAAGGATTCTTCAATCAGCAATTAACTCAGAAGTAGTAAATCAACGCAAACTTGCGAAGCAACAATATCTTGAATCTCAAGGCTTTAGCGGCGGAGGAAATACGGGAGGCATGAACCCTGCCGCACCGTCAGCAGGTATGGCATTGGCCGGTATTACAGGCAATCAACAGCAATTCGTACAGGGTCAAGCGGCGATGAATAACGGCACAGGCTACCCCATACCCCCTTCAGGAAATGATGGTTATGGTCGCCCATATTGGATTGACCCACAAAACGGACAAATGAGTTACGAACCCCCTTCAAGCGGATTACATTTAGGTTCAGCCATTCAAAAAGGTGCGGCTTGGGCTAAATGGTTAATGTGAGATGGTTTAGTTGAAAATTAGATATAGTAGAACAAATCAAGATATTTCTTTGGATGAGGGTTCTCTCCAAGAGGAAATGCTTATTTATTTGTTTTATAACTATATGACAAATAAACCAAAGAACGCAAGAAAGATACCTGATTATCTTTCGTTAGAAGAATTTAAAACAACTAACTCTTCTATTGCTGACGAGCAAGCAAACAAATATGTCAAAATACATAATGCTGCATCTGAAGACTTACAAACAAAAAAACTAAAAGAAGTATTGGAAGCAATTAATCTACAAGCCCCCGCTAAAAAGACTTTAAAGGCACTTATTAATTTAAATAAAGATATAACTATTGATGGATTAATTAGTTCTTCCATAGACAAACTTATGCAAAACCCTGATGCTGATGCTGATATTAGGGAAAAGAGAGAAGAAGGTCTAACTGATGATGGCGAAGAAAAATTATATTCAAATTATATTAAACTCTTTGGGAAAGAAATATCCAAGTCCGGCAATTTCGTAACAATAAAAGGTAGAAAATTTAAAGAAAATATTAAATACATTAAAATAAAAGAACACGATAAACTTACTGAAAAAGGTAGTAAAGTAGACTATCTTAAAAAATTAGGATTTGCTCCAATTAGCGTAGTTGAAAGTAGGGCTACTAAAAAGACAGGTCGTAAAGGTATAGGACAATCAGTATCTTTCGGCGGTAAAGGGAATGTTACGGAGCGAGAGAAAGAAATATCGGGTGGTAGTCTTTTAACTACAAAACCAAATGCTCATAGAAAAGTATTTGAAAGGTTATTTTTACAACTTAAAGTAAATGAAGAATTATTTAAACTGGTAGGAATGAAAGGAAAGCCTAGTAATTATAGTAATAAATTAATAATGCAGATGCAACGAAGTAAAATACAGTCTATGGAAATTCTTATAGAAAGGCTTAGAAAGGCTGCTAGTCTAACAAAACCTTTAAAGGAAGATAAGTTTGAAATAGTTTTGAGTCCAGAAGACATAGCATTTAATAATAAACATTTTAATGATACTGCTCTAGAAGAATATGCATTAGCAGATAATCCCTTTCAAAGAGTCAAAGGCGGTATTGATAGAGAATTTCGAAAAATTAATAAAATACCTGCATTAGACAGTCAAGGTAAGCAAAAAAAGAAAAATGGTAAATTACAATACCATATTAGAAGAGAAGGAGAAAAAAAGAAAGTTGGAGAAAAAGGAGAATATATTGTTCCAGACTTTGATGATTTAAGCGACTTAGGGAAGTTTGAATTTGATGATGGGGAATCATTTGACTTCAACTTTGATTTTTTTCAATTTGAAAGGCTTAAAGAAATAAAAGAAACTTTAGATGGAGCAAACGAAAGACTTGAAGAGTATAATGCTGATGATGATGAGTATTTTGAATCTGAAAGAGTTGAAGAAGAAAGAAAAATACTTGATGCTTTAAAGGATTTAACAAAACAAGCAAAAATTAAAAAATTAAATGCTAAAGGTGCATTAGAACAATTTACAGCAGATAAAGAAAAATATGTTAAAGATAAACAAATTTCTATAAAGCGGGCAAAAAAAGCAGTACAAACAGGAAAACTTCCAGAGAATTACAGGGGAAAATCCTTTATTGACCCTAAAGACGGAAAGACGAAAAAATGGAATATGAAGAACTTTTCTGAACTTTTTGGTAAGGATGGAGAAGGAAGGCCAGATTCGGAAAAGAAAGAGTTTCCAATGCCAACTAAAGAAGTGGTCAATGTACCAGAAAAAATTAAAAATCTTGTTACCCCCGAAGAGGCAAAAGACGCATATAAAAATGGCTTAATGGATTGGATTAAAAGAACCTTTTCAAAACCTCTTGGTGACTTAAGTATGCTTTATGAGTATGAGTTTCAAGTAGTCGAAACAATAGTGGATAAGGGAGAAGATGGGAAGCAAACAACATATAGTTTTTCAGTAGCATTATCTAATCCAACTCATGAAATAAACACTAAAGCAGTAAATATAGGGGTTGGTACGGATAGCCAAGCAGGAAAAGCATTAGGCAAACCCGCTTACTCTTATAAAAATTTTAAATATGATAGGGATTTAATTCGGAACATGAAAGTGTTTGCCGACTCAACTAAAAAGAAATTCAAAAAAATAAGTTCTAGTTTATTATAAGGAAAGTGAAAATCATGGCAATAGCATCCTCCCCAAGCGACTATACAGCAATTAATGTTGATTATTCTACTGGCAGTGGGTATTACACAGATAAGGGTGCAGTATCAGACTTGCTACAAATACCTGCATTTTCAACTTCAACCTATCCAACTCAAGCACAAATAGGTGCAATCATAAAGAACATTGAAGGTATTGTTGATGAAAAGGTCAAGCGTTCTTATAGGCCAATTATTTACAAGAATGAATTTCACAACTTTGAAT